CGGCAACTGGTCGGGGGCGAGCTTCTGCAGATCGCGCACGGTGATCGCCCACCCCTTGGGCCACGCTGTTTTGCCGACCTCCAAACAGCGCTCGGCCTCCGCCTGGCAAATGTAGGACGGCAGCCAGTCCTTGAGCGTCTGGGTGATCGCGGCCTCGACGTCATCCCCGCCGATCATCGGCCCGACCTCAGCGCGTGTAGCGGGCCCTGTGCCGTACCCGTTCACCATTGCTGCACCTGAGTCATGATCTGCTCTTGCAGGGCCGGAGAGAGCCCCAGGATGCGTCGAGCGGGCATGTTGCGCGTGCCGTACTGATGGAAGCGCGCGTAGGGCACGTCCGTGCCGAGCTCAAGGGTGTCTGCGGTGACGCGCCCGGACTGCGTGCCGGCCAGGGACGCGCGCAGGCGCCCGGAGGCGACCAGTAGCCGCGAGTCGGTCTTGTGGGCCGGCTCCGCCGCCGCTGACCAATGGGCCCCGAGGATCGCGCCCTCGGTCCCCCAGACCTCCGCCTCCTGCTCAGCGAACATGCGCCGCGCGCGCTCAAGCGCCGGCTGAGGGTCCCCGATGCGCGCTGCCATGCCGGCCAGGGCTTCAGAGACCTCCGCCGCGTTGCTTGAGACCGAGACGCTAGGGCTCGATGAGCTCATCGTCCTCAGGCGGGACCGCCGGCGGCGGCGGGGGCAGCGCCGGCCACGTGCGCCCGGTGTAGTAGGCGTTGACGGTCCCGCTGATCGCGTCAAGCGTCCCGTAGCGCAGGCCGCTGAGATCATCAGGGTCATCCGGGTCCGGCGTGTCAGGCAGGTTGCCCAGCACGCACTGCACGACGCCCTCAGTCAGGTCGTCGCACTGCTGCTTGAGGTACGTGTAGGGGGAGCGGTCCGTGCGCGCCTGCTCAGGGAAATAGCTAAGCTCGATCTCCGCCGCTGCGCCCCACGCGACGGCCATCTGGGCAACGCCCGTGCAGTCGGGCCCGACGCGCCCGACCTTCGTGTGCAGCACCTCGACCTGGTGCGTGATTGCCTCCTGGCATTGCGCGTCGGTCGGGCGGGTCTCGGCGGTGAAGGTGCCAAGCTCATTGCCGCTTGAGTCCTTCGTGCGCGCCCGGATGATCGCCGCAACATCCTCGATGGTGCAGGCGAGCGGGTCTGGATCGGTGACAGTCATAGGCCCACGTTCACGGTGTCTGAGATGCCCAGCGGATCAACCTCCGGGTCATCCTCGGGATCGAGCTCGGGCATCTGCTGCTCAAGCGCCCACGCCAACAGCGGCTCATACGCGGCCTGTAGGGCCGCCCGGCGGGCAGGGTCGCCGCCGAGGGCGTTCCAGAGGTCAAGCTGGAACTCCTGGCGGCGGCGCACCTGCTCTCGCCAGAGCGCAGCGCGGTACTCCTCGTCCGCGATCTGCTCAGGGGTGATCACGAATCCCCGCCGTCCGGGGGTCCGGTGTAGTTCCACGTGAACGGCGCTTCGCCGAGGTCCTGGTCCCCGTTGCGCAGCACAACCGTCGCGGCGCCGGCGGCGTCGGGATAGTTGGGCCCGCCCATGAAGTAGGCCAGGAGGGTGTCCAAGGCCTGCGCTTCCAGGTCAAGGGACTCCCACTCAGTGGCGTCGGCGTTGACGATGACGACCCGCCACTTGGTCTTGTCCATGACAGGGAACGTGCCGGTGCACGTCATCGTCCACGCGGCCACGCTCGGGTCCTGCGCCGCCGGGTCAACGGCGGTGAGCGCCGGCACGATGTCCGAGGGGTCCGTGTCAGCGTGGTAGATCTCATCCGGCAGGGGGTCCGTCCGGGCTCCGTAGAACCCGGACGCAACCGCCTCCTCATAGCTCGTCGTGGCGTCTGGGACGCTGACGCTCATGACGAGCTCGACCCACTGGACTTCTTGGATGAGCCTGACCCGCTTGAGGACCCCGAGGAGCTCGATGAGCTTGCCGAGCTCGAGGAGCTCGGCTTGGTCTGCTTGGCGGCGATTGCCGCCTGGGCTTCCAGGCCGTACTCCTCATTCGGGGTCTCGTCATAGACCGCGCCGAGGAACCCCTTCTCGTGAGCCTCCTCAAGCGTGTCGGCGGTGTCAACGGGCTCAGGGACCGCGTTGGGATCGTCCTTGCTGGTTGCCATTTCAGGCTCCCTTCATGACCGCGAACGGGTACGCGCCCGGCACGTTCTCGGGCTCGGGCGTCTGGGCAACGGTCCACGCGAAGCGCGCGGTGACGCGCAGGGCGATCATGTCCTGCTGCGGCAGGTTGTAGATGATCTTTCCGGTGTCGTCGTTGAGGACGGCCTGGTCCAGCATCTTCCAGGACAGGTCCTGGCGGATCGCGATGATGCCCTGGGTGAAGTCACCCGCGATCATCTCGGCCGCCGCCGCTCCGGTCGGCCACAGGCCGCGCAGCGGGTAGGTGATGTCAACGCCGTAGATGTTGCTCGTGGGCGGCTGGACCTCTGAGCCGGACTCGATGCCGCCAAGCTGCTCGCCCGTTGAGGAACGAGCCTCGCGCAGCTTGCCCTTGAAGGCGCGCTGGGCGATCATGCCGTTGACGTCGTAACCGTCAGCTTCAACGGTTGCGAACAGGGCGGAGATATCGCCCATGACGCCGCCGGCCTGCACGTCTGCGGTGCCCTCGGTGACAACGTTGCCCGAGGTCGTTGCGGCGGTGACAATGTCAGTGGGCCACGTCGCGGGCTTGTTGACCCCGAAGAAGATCGCGGCGTCCAGGGCCCGGCCGATGGCCTCGGTCATGAACGGGCGCGTCTCGCCCCAGATGTCAAAGGCCGTGTCGTCCAGGACGTTCTCCGGGACCGGGACGATGACGGCGATCTCCTCGGCGTTGAGGTACTGGTTGGTCCAGCCGGCCTCGCTCGTCTGCTTCATGCCGGTGTCACCGTTTACGAAGTAGGCGACGGGCAGGGCGGCCATGACGGGCATGCGCTGCTGGGACCGGCTCATGGTGGTATGCCGGAACAGGGACAGCGCGGCGGACGCCAAAGGGAGGCGCTTGATGATGTCCGACGCCACGTCCTCGGGGATGAGGGCGCTCGCGTCGGTGCGACTGATGATGTTGTTGTACGGCATGGGTGTGTGACCCTCCGGTCAGAGGGCAAGGGACCCGGCGCGTGTCAGTGCGTCGCGCTAGCTGCTAGCGGCCGGTCGCCTCGCGAATGAGGTCGGTCATTGACACACGTCCTGAACCTGGCACAGCGGAGGAACCTTCCCCGCCTCGAAATGACCCCACGGGCTGACCGGAGCGCAGTTGCTCGGCCAGGTCTCGGGCGTCGGCCTTCAGCGACCGCAGGTCCGTGCCGTTGAGCCGATCCGCCATCTTGGGCGGAATGTTGAACTCGGTGGCGACCTGCGCCTTCATCGCGTCAAGGTCGCGCCGCGATAGCTCGCTTTCAAGCTCCGCGATGCGCGCCTTGTGGGTCTCGATCTCCGCCTGGTGACGCCGCACTTGGCCTTGTGCGCGTTCCAGGTCGGGCTTGCCAGCATCCTCAAGCTCGGCGATCTTGCGCTTGTACTCTGCGGCGTTTCGCTCGGCCTCGCGCCGTGCTCCACGCTCCCGTTCCAGAGCTTCGCGCCCTCGATCCCCGAGGGACGTGTCGGGCGTCGCGCCCTCTTTGCTGCTGCCGGTCTCAGGCGTCGCGCCACTGCCGGATTCCTGCTGCCCGCCACGCGTCGCGCTGCCAGCGGGGTCGTGGCCGCTCTCAGGCGTCGCGCCTGAGGAGCCGGTTTCTTCAGCCATGAGGCCTCCGTAGAAGGGTGGGGCGGGCGCCCAAGGTCAGCGAGAGCGCCCGCCCCGCGATGCGGGTTAGAACGTGGTGGCCGTGCCGAACACGACGCACGCGGTGCCGAGCCCGTTAGGGCCATCGGCCAGGTCCACTGCCGCAATATTGAGGACGGTGTCCTGTCCTGCGTTGCTCACGTAATGCACGGTCACGTCAGCGCGCGAGCTCGCCGAACTGATCGGGGAGAGCAACACCCGCGCTGCGGTGTTGGCCTCACCGAACCGCGTGACGATGCCGAACGCGGTGCCGTCGCGCTCAGTGAGCACGCCCGGAGCCACATCGGTCGCCACAGCGGTCAACGTGAGTCGGCCCAACGCATTGCAATCGGCGTTGAGCTTGATGCCGTCAAGCGCAGTCACCTGCGTCGTCGGCGTTGAGGTGTCGCCACGGAAGGTGAATTCCTTGACGGTGTTGTCACCAGACGGGCCGGCAGGGCCGGCAGGCC